GATAATAATACAAAGAATAATGCAGAAAAGGATTACTACTCTCCTGAAGATGTAGAAAAATTAACTTCTGAAGACTGGGATAAACCTGGAGTTTGGGATAAGGTTAGAGCATCTCAAAGAAAGTGGAAATAGCGAAAGGAATGATTATTAATGAATACAGCAATGCAAACAATTTGGCATAAAGCATATGAACGTGCACTAGAAACAGTAACTAGTTTAAGAAATCACTGTGATTTTACATATGAAAGGGATTCTAAAAATGCAAAAGAAGTAAAGATCTTAAACGCAGTAAGACCAACGGTAAAAAAATATGTACCAGGTACTGCTATTGATAAAGAATATATCAGTGCTACTGACATGACTTTAAAATTAGATCAATTCTTTTATTTCAATATTGCTTTAGATGACATTCACAAAGCACAATCAGTTCCAGGGGCAATGGAAGCTAGTGCAAAGGAAGGATCTTTAGCTCTTTCGGAAGAAGGAGACAAATATGTTGCTTCTATTGTAAAAGCTGGAGTTGATGCAGGAACTATCACTGCAATTGATGGAGGTGCTATCACCAAAACAAATGTATTAGATGTCGTAGAAAGTGGTTTTGAAGTTCTTTATAGCAATAACTGTAAAACTAGCGAAAAATATTGGTTAGAAGTTTGCCCTAAATTATATCGCTATTTAAGACCTTCAATGACCGAATTATTAACTAATAACGTAGAAATGGCTAAAAAAGGTATCGTAGGACGTTATGGTAATGCTGACGTTACTATTGAAAACTTATTAGCTAAAGATGACACCACAGTTTATAATCAATTGAGAACTGAACATGCAGTAGCTTTTGACGAACAAATTAATAAAGTAGAAGCATATAGACCACAAGATGCATTTGAAGACGCTTTAAAGGGATTGTATGTATTTGGAGCTTTAGTAACTCGTCCAAAAGAAATTGTAGTTATCAAATCAAACATTTAATTTAAGAAGCTTAAAGCTTCTTTTATCGTGGGAGCAGATAAAGAGTGGTGCAACTCCTCTCCCCACGACCATGGAAAGGAAATAAAAATGGAAAAGATAGAATATTACACATTAAGACCTAATTTAAAACAAATCTACGGAAAAAAGGTAACTAAAGATACAGCATTTACCGAAAAAACAGAAGATGGAACAGTAGAACAAGAATTTAAAGATTTAACGCTAACAACAAAAATTAATAAGAAAAATAAGTTTAATAATTTTGTTGTAGAGGAAAGTTCTGTAATTAAAGTAATAGTTCCAGAAGGTACTATTCTAATTTGGAACGAACAAGAAGGATTTATTGTACCGCAATATCAAATGTGTACATTAGAAGAACTAAAAGACGAAATAAAAGATATAGAAGAAATTTACCAAGAAAATGTGGAGGTACCAAATGACGTTAAAATAGATGAAGGAGAAAGTTTATAGACTGATCGAAGAACTAAGCGATAATGTAAATAAGTTAACAGATGATCCTGATTATGAAAAGAAAATCAATACATGTATTAATATAATTCAAAATGAATTATCAAGGATTAAAAAGATTCCTGCTAAAGTAACTTATAATACAAACAGAAGCAATATTTTTACATTTAATGATGATATGTATCAAGTATTTAAAATTCCGGAATGTATGTATACCATATATGGAAACGAAATCCATTTTGACGAAAATTATAAAGGAATGGTAACAATTTATTACTATAAATATCCAGAGCAAATAACGGAAACGACAAAGGACAAAGATTATGAATTCGAATTATCGCAAGATGCCTTAGAAATAATGCCACTTGGTGTTGCTGGAGATATGCTCAAAAGTGACCCGTCTACAAACTTTGGATCAGTATATTCAAGTCGATATAACGAGCTTAAACAGTATCTAGATTCTAGAAATAATGTGGGAATTATTTATATAGATACAAGTGAGGCGATTGGTTAATGTCAGTTAAAACAGTAAATAGAACATACGGTAATTTTAGAGGTGTGGATTTTTCTAATGATGAAGTGAATTTGTATAGAAGTCCAGATTCTGTTAATATGTGGAAAAACTTCGATTTAGGAGAAGGAATAGAAACGAGACCAGGAATGACACTACTAGGAGAATTTGGTAGTCGAATATTTGGTCTCTTTTTTTATAAAATAGAAAATGTTTTACAAGTTATAGTCCACGCAGGAACAAAATTGTATAGATGGGACAATTTTCCACAAACCCCAGTAGCAAAAACAGAATTGTATATTAATATGAAGCCTAATTATTCGCAACACTTTGTTTTTAACAACGTTCTTTTCATTAAAGATGGTATTAACTATTTAGAATATGACGGAGAAGTGTGTAAAGAAGTGGTTGGTACTGTACCTATTACAAGGTTAGGAACAACTCCATCTGGGCAAATTTATAAAGATAACGTAGATTATGTTTATCAAGATGTAAATTGTCTTTCTAACTTGAGAAAAAATGGATTTGTTGCAGATGGAGAAAGTAGAGAATATCATTTAGATAGTACAGATTTAGATTCAGCTAGTATCTACATAATGAACGCTACTGTAAATGGAGTTGCAAAGCTAGAGGCAGTTGATTTTACAGTAGATAGAAAAAACGGGATTGTTAAATTTAACGAGGTACCACCAGCTCCATTAGAAGATGGCGATAGTAATGTAATAATTACTTATTCTAAAACAAATACTGAATCAAAAAATAGAGTAAACAAATCAACTATACTGGTTGAATTTGACAATAGAATATTTTTTAGTGGCAATCAGGATTATCCCAATACAATATTTCACACAGAACTTGAAGATCCAAGATATGTTAGTACACAAGGATATAGTACTGTAGGATTAGATACAGCATCTGTCAAAGCATTGGTTCCAGGAAATGATATTTTGTGGGTATTTAAAGAGACAATTCAGAACTACTCTAATGTTTATTATTTAACACCTACAATTGATTCAGAACAAGGGAAAATATATCCTAGCGTAGTTGGAAATATATCAACAGGATGTGTATCTACTGGAATTAATTTTAATGATGATATATGTTTTTTCAGCACTAAAGGATTAGAAGCTATAGGAAAAACATTAGGAAATGATCAAATATTAGAACATAGATCTAGTTTAGTAGATGCTAAGTTAATTAGTAATAAGGATTATTTAAATATCAAACTAGCAGAATACAGAGGATATTTGATGTGTTTATTAGATAGCAAGATCTTTCTAGCTGATAGCAGAAACTTATTTGAAAGAACATCAGGGAAAGTAGAATATGAATGGTTTTATTGGGAATTGCCATTTGGTATCAATTATTTCACTGAATACCAGGGGGATCTTTACTTAGCAAATACAGATGGACAAATATTTATATTGGAAGGAACAACTGACAACGAAGTTAATATATATAGCAAATGGACTACTACTAAAGATACTTTTGGATATGACTCGTATAGAAAAATTACTAACAAGCGTGGAGGTACCGCGAGTGTAAAAGAAAAAAATAATGATTCAATTAATTTAAAAACTATTACAGAAATAAGAAGTAATAATATAGGTAGTTATAATGATAGCAAGGGTTACTTGGTATACAGGATAAAAGAAAAGAAGTTTAAATGGATCCAACTAGAATTTAGTTCGAATAAACCATTTGGACTTTTTTCTTGTACATTAGAAGCTTTTATTGGCGGGTATGTAAAAAGATAGGAGGTAAGTTATGACAGAACAAGAAAGATATAATGCTTTAGAACAAGAAAAACAAAATGCATTGAATAATTCAAATAAAACATACGAAGATTTATTAAATCAAAATCAGCAATATTCAAGTAGTTTTAATGATTATTTAAATAAATATCAAAATACACAAAATGATATTTATGATAAACAAACTCAATTTCAAGTAGATTTGCAAAATCAAAACAAAGAAAAAGTTGAGAGAGAATATCAAAAGGAAGCTATGGCTAGCAAAAATGCTTATTATGACTTTATTAATCCGTATGGTATTCAAGCAGAAATTCAAGCACAAAACGGTTTGAACAAAGCAGGGTACAGCGAAACTGTAAAGTCGCAAGCTTGGACTACACAGCAAAATAGAACTGCCCAAGCAAGAGCTAGTATGAACGAAGCAAAATTACAATTTGATAATGCAATCAAAGAAGCTTATTTAAACAACGATGTAAATAAAGCAAATTTAGCTTTACAAATTCTTCAACAACAACAAGAAGAGGCATTAAGAAATTTCAATTACATAAGTGATACAAAGCAAAATCAATTATCAAATTCACAAACATTAGATAGTGAATACAGCAATAGATATAACACTTTATACAATCAAATTCAACAAGAAAAAGCAACAGCAGAGGCTATCAGACAATGGGAAGCCGAGATGGCAGAACAAAAAAGACAGTTTGATGCTCAAATGGCAATGCAGAGGGAACAATGGCAAAAGGAATATGAATTAAGTAGATATAATGCATATTCAGGAGGAAATAATTATAGTTCAACATTAAGCGACGGAGCACTATCGACGCCAACAGTTCAACCTGAAAGTACAGCTCAATCAAACAAGTACGGAATTGTAGGAGGAGGACTAGCAGGTTTGATAGGAGCTGTTGCTAGTCCAACTGCTTTTCGGTCAACTGGGAAAACTGTGGCAAATATGACTGGTACGACTGGAAACAAAGATAGTAGTGGAACAACAGTAGATAATCAGCCTGTTTGGACAAAAGCAGATGGAACCACATGGATTTTTAATAAAACAAAGAATAAATATGAACAAGTAAGATTTGAATAGAGGTGGTACAATGCCTAAAATGTATTTTGTTGAAAACGAAAATAAAGATAATAATAGTGAGGATAATGGTGTTTTGATTTTCAAGAAAAAAAAGACCGCAAAAGAGAATTATGATGAACAAAAAGATAATTTAACTAAATCTAAAATAGAATTCTCAAAAGTTTTACAAAGAGAGTATCAAAACCAAGGATTAACTTCAGATAACGTTCTTTCAGCACGTGAATTAGTAAATCAACCTTTTGTGAAACCTAATTATAACCAAAACAATTCTAGTACAAAAATAAATCCTTTTATGCCAATGGATAACATCCAAAAGGTTAGAACAGCTACCGATAATGCAATAAATAATTCAAAAGAACTTTTAAAAGACATAAAAGATAAGTCAAATAAGTTGAGTTATTCGAAATACCTTATGAATGTCGAAAAAGTAGGAAATGAAAAGACAAGTTTTTGGGATAAAACAGGCGGAAATATCACTAGAGCTATAAAAGATCTAGTGAGTAATTTCACAATGGATAGTAGCGATATTTATATTGATGAAAATGGTAAAAAAGTAATTCTTCCCTCTTATAATGATATAAAGCAACAAAAAGTATCTGAAGATTATGATACTGGAATAGGAAAATTTTTAGGGGATGCTGTGTATAATTCTACAAAGATATTAGGTTCGACTGCTCTTGATACTATTTTACCTGGTGCTGGTACAGCGATATATTGGCAAGATACGGGAATTGATAGTTATAAAAATGCAATTAACCAAGGTTATGATAGTGATAAAGCAATGGCGTATGCTTTAGTATCCATGGGTTCTGAATACATGACAGGAAAACTACTAGGTAGTGCTACTAAAACGCTTACTGGTGGCAAAACAAGTGCTTTAGAAGGTGCTTTAGAGAAAGTTACTTCAAAGCTTGTTAAAAATCCAAAAATATCATCTATTTTAGCTAAAGCAGGAAGTGAAGGAATCGAAGAATTTACTCAAGAATATATAGATAATATAAATAGACTTGTTACACTTGAGAATAGTACCAATATTGGTGATTATGCATCTATTTTTGCTGATAGAGAAATACTAGAATCTGCATTATATAGTGCAGGCGTTGGAGCTTTTTCAGGAGGTGCTATTGGGAGTGTAGAGGTAGCTACTACACAAAACAAAAACAATATTGCTTTTAAGGAATTTAAAAATCAATTAGAAGAAGCCAAAACAAAAACAACAGATGTATCTAAAATAGAAAAATATGATAATGCAATAAAAACAATAGATAACCATTTAAAAAACACAACTTCTAATAGTATAATATTACCTACAACTAAAAGTGAACAGCAAAATTACACTATATCAGATCAATTGAAGAAATCGATTCAAATTAAAACTAGAGAAATAGCACAACAACAAGAAAATGTAGAAGTAGTTCCAATTGAAACTGTTATTCCATACTTAAAATCAGGTGGTTATAGGACACAAAAACAAGTTAATTCTTTGGTTAATTCTATAAAAGAAGAAGGTATAACTAGTGCCATAGAATTATCGTTGGATAATGATAGCAATGTTAGTATAGCAAATGGGAATCATAGACTTGATATAGCAAACAAATTAGGGTTAAAAGAAGTACCAGTGCGATTCATCAATAGCCAATATGATGATATTGTAAATTCAGATAGCATTTTGTATAATATGAGTGACGAAAGAAAAAATTATGCAAAAGGAGAATATCAAAGTGGTAACAGAAACGTTGAAAAAATTAGTGAAAATAATGATAGAAGTAGGAATAACGGAGAAAACGGCTTTAACAATAATACATCACCTTCAAACGGAAGAACAGGAACAACAAATGTTGAATTATATAATAAAACACAAGGATATAATAACAGACCATCAAGCACTACAACACATATCAAAAATAATTCAAAGGAGCTAACAGGAGCTTCTTTTCTTTTGCCTGTAATAAATCAACAAAAAAAATTGGATGTCAAGGATAGGCTCCAATTGCCTATGCGAGACTCTAGTAGTAAAACTACTAGTGATATTCCTAAGAATATCAGTCCAATTTCTTATAATGATAATACTACAAATAGATCAAAAAGTCAAGTTGCACCATTACCATCAAAATATAATATGAATCAAACATCGAAAAATATACCTATTATTAAAAATACTGAAAACAGTGATAGTAAAACAAAAACCTCTTTACCTTTAGCTAAAAATAACGATGTTCTTAAGATGACTTCTAAAAAAATAGCTAATCAAATTAAAGATACAGGTGGTTTTGATTTAAAAGAAAGAAGTTGGATCAAAACTTCTATAGAAAGCGAAGCATTACAAGGAAAAATATTGATTGAAGGATTAGATAAGGGAAAAATAAATTATGTAGTTCAATCTAATAAAAAATCATTAGATAAAGCAAATAATTATTTGGATACATATGGATATGAAGAATCTTTAAAGCATGTTAATGAGTTGATTAAAAATGAAGGATTGCCAAGTGCTAGTGATATTGCATTAATGCAAAGAATGATACAAGAGGCATCTAAAAAAGGCGACGTTGAAACAGTTCAAAATTTAATTATGGATACAGCGATATTAGGTACTGATTTAGGGCAAGCCACACAAGCTTT